CATCTGTGAGCTTGACCTGGTACGCCATCCATTGATGGGCCTGAGTGTCCCCTCATACCAGCGCACTAGGTTTGCGTCATACCAGCGGCCTGCTGCCTGGTATTCAGTACCATTTCGGAAAACACCTGGGGGTAGCTTTAAAGGTATGTACATGGCAGTATTTAGGTAATGTTTGAGACAAAGCTCATTGTGACAATGGCCGATGGGACTGCTGGCCTTGTGGGGCTTGTGCTGGTGTCGAAATGCTCAATGCTTACACCAGTATTTTCAGTTCTCCACATAATTTCAATGTAATCGTTTGAATTCATACTTACAAAAAAGTTTAATGCAGCAATGATATGGCTTGGGTCACCAGAGCTTTTTCTTGGAGGAGGGTGAAATCTACTGTTTGAGTTTGCGATATTTGTTCCATTTTTACGAAACCAAATATCCACATCTTGACCATCATTTGTGGTGTTCTTAAACTGAATGGAAAACTGCAAGTTCCAGATTCCGGCATCGGCCACAGTGATTCTCGACCCACTGGCAATAGTCACGCCATTGCTAAAGTCTGTGGTGTTGAATGTGACCGCATAGGCCGTGGTGGTGTTGGCAGCCACTTGGTCGGTCGAGTCTTGAAAAGCCCCATAGGGGTTATTCATAAACCGACCGCCTCTTGGTCCAAACAAAGAACCCAGCACACTGGCCAGCTTTTTGAAGTAAATGGTCAAAGAGCCATTGTTCTCATTGAAATGCCTGCGCTCATACACCTCGGTCGGATAACCAAGGGTCGGTGGTGCAGGATTTTCAAGTTGTTGTGTTTGGCTGGCCATGGCTAATTATGTCAGGACAGACAGTGCATGGTTGATGTGTTTGATCCGATCATCGAGGCCAATAAAGCCGCCATTGATCTTTTTGGTCATGGTCTTGTAGTCTTGGGCATCCGCATACTGGTTGAGCTTGTGGGTGTCCCAAAACCACCCAGCAGTGAGCGCAGCATACTGTGGCGTGGCCACCAGTTCTGGCTGCATGATCAGGTCCACGCCAAGCGCTTTTCCAGCATGGAAATAATTGCTCGATCCAGTCAGCTGGATGCATCCTCGGCCAATAAACCGCCAGGCATCCCCACTTGCCTCATCTCGGTTGCCCATCCGGTTTGAATAAACGACTGTGGCAATGAGCTTTGGATTTCTGGCGCAGGCTTGGGCCTTGGCAGCGTCAAAACGCTTGGGCCATAGCTTTTGCAATGCCTCTGCCCTGTAATTCAAGTTTTCTTGCAGCACCTTGAAGTTGCCACACTCATGGCCACACTGGCCAATAAAGGCGGCCTGTCTCAGTGGCGTTGAAATGTCAAAGCGCTGGAAAGTCTCGTTAAGCGCATCGACCCACTCTGGACCAATGTGCAGTTGCTGGAGCTGCTGACTATTGACCATTGACAAGTCTCCTTACTTCTTCGTAGGCGCTGGCGCAGGCGTTGAGCTTGGTGATGGCCTTGTCTCCTTCGGCTGCGATGTCGATAAGAGCTGCAATAGTCTGTCGCTCAGATTCGCTTGCATCGGGCTGGCTGGGTTGTGTATCTCCAGTGGTAGCGCTGGCACTTGCATTGGCTTGTGGACAACTTGGGGCTGGGAGGCGCAGCCGACCAGTCCGAGCAAGCTCATGCATAGCAGACTGTTTTTTCTTGACATCATCTTGGGCCTTTCTGAGTTTCGTTTCCTGATCTTGCAGTTTCTCGCCAAGCTCTTTCTCTTTGGCTCTGGCTTCATCATTCTTTTTGGCAATGGCAATCTTCATGTCATTGTCCCTGTCTTCCCAGCCAAAGTGATAGCCACCTCGGTAAGAGCCAAACAAGGCAATGCCAATTGCCAGGGCGATATAGGGTAGTGGGATGCCAAACATTAGTCTGACTCCGTTCTTGCCTGCGCCAGCTGTTCGCGCTCATGGTCATCCTCAAGATGGTCCGGTGGCGTGTCTGGTGGTGGACCAGGAGTCCAAGACTCGTCTAGTTCTGGATTGGTCCACTTGGGCATAGCGCCAAACGGCTGATTTGGAATGCCATTGGTGGTGGCATTAAACCCGTGGTTGTTGCTGTATCCATACTGGCCTTGCATGGGCTGGCACATTGGCTGGCCCATGGGTGGTGGCTGCTGCCTAGAAGTCATTGCCCGTTTGCCGATCACACCGCCAATGCCACCCACAATCAATAGAACGATATCGTTCAGCATCTTGGTGTAAGCCTGGTCAATTGGGGCCATGCTCTTGATAGGCTGGGTCACAAAGGTCACAGAGTACAAAAGAGCAATCACGATAAAGAAAAGAATCAGGGTGACAGCAAGCACCACAATGCTCCAGACCCTGACCTCGATCTCTTCAGTTGTTAGGTTTAACTTCGTCAACTTTTTTCTCCAAGATAGGTGCGACTAAATACTCAGGGCAAGTCTGGGTAAACATACATCTAGGCTTTTGGCATTCTGGCGCGTGAAATTGGTCAGGATTCTGGCACTTATAGCGATATTTCTCTTCGCAGCCAGTGAGCATTATCAAAGCAATTGCAAGCAGATATTTCATGTGTATACATCCACAGAATTAGGTTTGACCCATTGTGTCTTAATCTCTTTGGTCTTATGCGCCAGTTCTGCCTGCCTGTTCAAAATCTCCAGCTGCTTTAGATTCTGCTGATGCATCACCCTCTGGGCCTCTCTCAGCATATTGGCGTTGATCTGGTAAGCCGTGATTTTCATTTGCCTAATCCTACCTTGCCCAATAGTAAATTGACAATTCTGTCAGATAAGTCATCAGGCAGAAACTTCAGAAAACCTAAGAAATAAAGCGCCACACACCCGTAAACGAATATCTTGAGGCACATATCAAAGGTCTTCTGATACTCATTCATCTGCCACCACATCTGCGAGTTGTTTCACAAAAGGTCATCAATTCATTGACCCCAATGAACACCAGAAACAAGACAAAAGCCACACCGCCAATGATCATGGCCAGCTCGTTCATCTCATCCTCTTTGGCTTTAGCTTCTTTTTCTGCCTTCTTTAAAGCGCTCAATTCTTTGGCATCAGCCAAGTCCATCTCGGCCTGCCTGGCCTTGATCTTGTTCCAGACATCGATCTTGCCTGTCTGCATGAAAAGCATTTTCAGCTCTTCCTCAAATGCTCTGGCCTGCTCCAAGGCCATCTCGATCTGGAGGGCCGTTCCCATGTTCGAGCCTTTGCCAGACTGTTTGGCTTGCAGCATGGCCTTTGTGGCCACACTCTTTGCGTCAAACATCTTGCCAATCATTGGGGCAAGTGAGCCTAAATCATTGGCCACTTTGCTGGCCTTCTTGACCATGCTGATGGCGCTTTGTATCCCCGCCAGGGCCGTCATCGGATCAATCATTTCCTCTTCTCCCATTTGAGACAAACAACTTTCCGATTGTAGACATCACCAGTCCAAGTCCACCTGGTGCATCGATATTCTGTGGTTGCTGCCAATAGGACCAGAGCATAGATCATGGCCAAAACAAAATGATGACAGTAAAGCACCAAATAATGGTGGCCGTCATTAAGGCCGCAGCAATGATTGCCACGGCCCAGTCTTTCATAGCCCGAAAATCTTCTTGACGAATTCGGCAGCCACACCTGGGCCAAATAAAACAGCCACGATCACAGCATAGAGAAGATATTCAATCTTCGTCATTCGCTTGTCGCCATCGCGCAGTGACTTGTCGATGTTGTTGTATCTCTCTAAACAGATCGCTTCATGCACGGCAAGCCTTTTGTCAACATCGGCATCCATGATTAGACAGTACGCTCAACCCAGTCAGGATTGTGTGGCCATGTAACAGTTGCCCTGGCATCAGAGACAGTTGCTGGAAAGTCTCTGAGTGTCTGGCGATACGTTGCCCACTCAGCCTTCTTAGGAATTGTGCAATCAGCAATCTGAGTCCAATCACAAGCAAGCAATAAAGCATTGCGTGTGGCTCTTAGTTGAGCCATTGCAGAGTCTTTAGCTGCTTGGATTTCTTCAGCACTCATGTCAGCCACTTGAACGATAGAAACAAATGAACCATCGTCATAGGCAGAGCATGAAACCAACTTCTGAGTCAGACTGTCATGGGCTTTGAAAGCATTTACTTTCTTGGCATTGTTGGCAGTCAAGAATTCATCGCTTGGGCCACTTGGTGGAAACGATGTATTGCTAAACAGTTCACGATAATCGCCAACTGTGATGGGGCTAGTTAAGATTGCTATTTGCATGATGTTCCTTAATATGGGCCTGTATCTGAGAATGTCGCAGTTGGTGCTGTAAAGTTTGCGGTGTATCTGGCATAGCCTTTGGTGATGCGTAGGTCATCAATATAGCCATTGAAATATGTACTTGAGTTTGGATTGTTTCCAACAAAAGTTCCTTGAACGGCAGACATATTTGAGGTTGTTGTTTCTGTTGAACCAGCCTGTGTTCCATTAACAAAACATCTTAAACTTGACCCAGAGCGAGTAAAAGCAATGTGATACCAAGTTGATGTCGTGGGTGTAAATCCAAATGTAAATAGTGACCCAGGACTTCCACTATCACCTGTGTAAAACCATAAGTTTCCAGAGGTGTTATAGTTAATTAGCCACGCATACTGATTGCTAGAGCCAAGACCCCATTTGCACACAAGAGTAGAGCTTGATGAGGCTGAAGCCCAATTTGCCCAAAACTCAACAGTAAAATCACCAGTGCCAAAATCTGTATTAACAGTTTGTGGGGCGGCTAAATAATCACCACTTCCATCAAACGCCAAAGACCCCGTTCCATATTTCTTCACGCTTGTAGAAATCTGTGCATTGCCCACAGTTTCTAAGTCGTTCATCATGGCGTTGTCGTAGATGGCTGCGTTAGTGAAATTGTTAAGTATAGAAGTGCCACTAATTGCTGTCAGAGGTGCAGTGGGTGGTGTAAATGCCGATGTGTAAACCGCTGTTCCTTTGACCATGCGGAAATCACACATATACCCAGTCGTGGCAAAGCCTGAATCTGGGAACGCCCCAATACCAAGGGCAAGCGAACTGTCATTTATAGTGAACGATGCTGTTGCACTTGCTTGCGATACACCATTTACCCAAATATTCCATGAACTTCCATTGCGAGTTACTGCAATGTGATTCCATTCATTGACTTTAATAATAGCGCTGGTTGCCATTGTTACTTGCCAGCTTGTTCCGTTGCTTACATACGCTTGAACTGCTCCGTTATACAGATATATCTCGTATTCTGAGTTATCTGCTGAGTTAGCTTTGGAACATAAAGTGTGGATTCCAGATGCTGTCGTATACATCCACGCTTCAATGGTGAAGTTGCCAGAGCCAAATTCAAATGCCGCGTTGTCTGCAACAGTCAAATAATCCCCATCACCATCAAAGTAGCCCGACCCACCAATCACGCTTGTGGAGTAGGCGGTAGAAGCACCAAATGGGTTGAAGCGTTGAACGCTTGGTGTGCCGTTGACTGTGATGGTTAAAGCGTTTGTTGAAGCATCAAAGAAACGATTTGCTTGGCAAGTTAACAAAGATGTGTTTGTAACTGCTGTCAGGGGTGTTGTTGGGACAGTTAATGTTGATTGTGTTGGGTCATAAACAGCCGTACCTTTAACAACACGATGGTTGCTAATATATCCATTAAAATTTCCGTTAGTTGCCCCCAATGGCTCTGCGGCAGAAATTGCAATTCCTGTTGTGGCGGCATTAGCAGTTGCAGTTACGCTACTTGCCGTTGCAACACGAGTTCCATTTACGTAAATAGAGACAGTTTGGTTTGAACCACCACCACGAACAACTGCAACATGATACCAAGCACCTACTGACATCCCATGATTACCAATAGCCGTTGGAGATGAAAATGTTGTTAAATTAAACCCAATTTGTGTATTGTTGATGTAAAAATCAATTCCAGCATCTGAGTCTACAGGCCCGCCACCAAATAACCAATAACTTGTAGGATACCCAGTGCCAGATGGCATAGACGCAAGATTTACCCAACATTCAATAGTAAAAGCGCCAGTTCCAAACGAAAATTGGCCACCAGCGTTTGAAACAGTTAAATATTGTGTAGATGCCCTAACAAAATAATTAGACCAATTAGACCCATAAGGCGAAAAAGAACCTTGGGTTGTATTGCCGTTTCGGGTAATGCTAAAGTTGTTTGTACTGCTGTCTAGGAATGTATTGTTCTGTGCGCCATTAGTCCCATCGCCATGTAATAGCATGGTGACGTAGTTGAACTTATCATCTGGTGCTGCGCCAGAGACTGCTGCTGTTTTCCCTGCTGCAAACATAGTCAGTCCTTATGGTGTGTAGTTCTGGCCGACAGTCGTGCCGTACCAGTTTGTACCATCGGCAAAGAATGAATAAATGTCTTGCTTGGATGCCGTGCTGGTCACAGTCGGTGCTGTACCGCCTGGCCATTTAACTGTTGACCAAGTCACTGTGCGTGAGCCTGTTCCATCTTGCTTCAAAAGCAAAATGAATGACCGACCAGCTGTGGCCGTTGGCATGGTGATCGTTGCATTGCCTGTCAGGGTCAAAACTTGAAATGAACCATCAGCCAGGCTGATTGTGTAGGCCGTGGATGTGTTGGCCGTATTCACCTCTTCGGTGTAGCCGTTTGTGAATGTGCCAGCCTCGACTGTTTTATTTGTCAGGGTCTGAGTGCCTGTCAAAGTAACATCACCAGTGGCAGCAGCTGCAAAACCCAATGTGCCAGAGCCGTTTGTCTTCAAGACATAATTGGCCGTGGAGTCAGTTGTTGGCAGCGTGAATGTAGTGACAAAGCTCTGCAAGTTAGAGTCATAGGCCAGCACATCAGTGCCAATGGCCACGCCAAGCGCTGTCCTGGCTGCCGATGCAGTAGCGCCACCAGTTCCACCTTTTGTGACCTTTAGCACTGGGCCAGCATCAAACAATGCGTCAATGGTGTCCAGATCGGTATTGATCTTTGTTCCCCAGGTGTCAGTGGATGCACCGACTTCGGGTTTGGTCAGCAATAGATTCGTGGTGGTTGTATCAGCCATTTTTCACCTCATGCGGCAATTTGCCATGTTTCACTATTATCAGCAATTGGAGTCCAAGTTTCACTTGAATCACTAATTGCAGTCCATGTTTCTGACTGGTCAGAGATCGGTGTCCAAGTCTCTGAATTATCAGATATCCCAGACCAACTTTCTGCTGTGTCACTTTCTGCTTCCCATTTTAGTCTTGCATTGACCGCCATGGATGATGTTTCTGTGAATGCAATTGCACCAGGCTGCTTGCGCTGCGCATCAATGGCCATGGTGCTGGTGTCAACAATATTGAAGCCAGTCGATCCAATAATGTTTGTGACCACCGACATTGTCGATGTGTCAACGATTAAAGCCTCGCCAATGGCATACCTGACACCATCCACCGCCATGGTGCTGGTGTCGCTGATGGCAGCTTGGCCCACCGCATAACGCACCCCAGCCACGGCCATGGTGCTTGTGTCACTGATTGTGGCTGCACCTATGGCATAGCGCAGGCCGTTGACGGCCATGGTGCTTGTGTCTGATATCGCCAGACTTGCTCTAAGAATTGAATTGGCATTGACCACCAATGTGCTGGTGTCAGATATTGCCAAAGCGCCAAATGCGTATCTGGTCGCTGCCACCGACATGGTGGATGTGGCGCTGATGGCCACAGTTGCATTGGAAATGACGCCTGCACCCACCGACATGGTGGATGTGGCCGTGATGGCCACGCCTGGCTCAAATGAGCCTCTGGAGTAATTGCCGACCCCGTAAGAGCCGTAGCCGTAGCCTACCCTCGGATCAGAGTATTGGCCAACACCAAAATTCCCCGATCCATAGGCTGCCATATCAGGCCAAAGTGATGCTCAAAGATGTAGCTGGGATGCGCAAGACATCGCCATCATTGATGGTGCGCGCTGTGGTCAGTGGCGCCCAGGCCAATAGGTTGCCAGAAGTGCTTGCATCAAAGATGCCGGCCCAGCCAATTGATCCCCAGTTGCCGCCAGAAGCAGCTGCAAACTCGATGGCCGCTGCATTGGTGAATGTCGTGGCCGTGCCAGAGCCGGAGATCGTGCCAGTCACCACCCGTGCGTAGCCACTGCCAGACACCTCAGTGCCGCCACCCGTGTCACTGGGTGCAGCCGTGAAAAGGCCAACATACCAAGCCGTGGGGCGCGTTGCGCTATTTGTAGTGAAAACCCAATTTAAAACTAGGTTTTCTGTGTAGTCGGTAAAAGATGACATGGTCTAGTCCTTATCCAAAAGTCTTTGCACGGGTCAGCAATGCACCACCAGAAGATGCACCACGATCATCGGCAGTTTGTAAATCGTTCAAGGCTCGCTCATACAGCGTTGCCCATGTCTGGATTCTCGCATCATCTTGCAAGTATGGTGCAGCCTGGAGCAATGCGCCATACAGATAAATGTCAGGACTTGAAGCCAAAAGCCAGTTGCTGGCCACACTGCTTGATAACTTTGTCAACTTCGCGTAATAGGTCAGC